GGCCAGATGCCCCGATTGTCCCTCCCCAATCTATGAAGGGAAACACGAGATCAGCAGAGCGGACATTCTGACAAAGATGTGCGAGGAGGGGAGAGAGTTCGGTTTCTTTCGAGAGTACAAGAAAGCAGAGATCTCTGAGACAAAGAGAGGAGACTTTCCCAAGCTGGTCCTGAGAGGACTCTCGAAAGCTGGGCTTCTTGAGGTAGCGAGCCTCGCAGCAGGAAGACTGGCCTACCTAAAGTCCTCGCATCATATCAGAGTAGAAGGGGTCTCAGAGACATCTTTGGAGGCAGCTCTCTCCACACAGGCATCAGTGTGTCATATTTTTGCAGGCTTCATGATTTGGGCTGCAGTTGCAGAATTCAAGCGACTAAGCATACGAGCGGATTGTATGGACCGTGCCACGGATTGTCTGATCAACGCCATGAAGAGAATTGAAAGGACCCCAGAAATGACTCAGCCTCTGCATACCTTGCTTAGGAAGTCCGCAGAGAGGGAACATCTGATCAGGAGCGGATTTGCTGCAGCCACGGACAATTCTTTGTTGACTGAATCCGGAGCTGTCAGGATATGCAATGAGATCTTCAAAAAGTTGTACACAGACAAGAGGGCAATGGGAATGCTCTGTGATAGACCGTCTCTAGAATGCATGGAAACGTATTTTTCAGAAAGCATGTGGGAAGAGCTAATGATCTACAGTGCCTTGAGGAGCTACTTTGCCGGTCGTGACACAGAGTGTCTGGATGCAGTGTTGTGCTGGGAGAGAGCCAAGGACAGACAGAGGTCGAGTCCAAGCACTTTTAAGCTCAACTCGGATGAGCTGAAGTTTGTTCGCATCTACCGTACGGAGAAGAGTCTGAGGAAACTGATGTCCGGCACAGGAAAATATCGTGCGCGATTGGAAGTGATTTTGAACCCAAAACTGTTGAGAGAGCAAGAGAAAGAAAGAATGGTGTCAGAATACTTTCAACAGCTAAACCAGACCAGTGATGCAGACTACCATTTTGGAGCGCGAGTGTGCGGTGCCAACAAGGAACCTGGTGTAACCCGACATGTCGAGCTGCCCATCAGTCACTTCTACAGGTACAGCAAAAGCGTGACATCCGCACCTCTGAAACTGGAAGGAATTCTTCAGACTTTCTGCGTAGGGCAGAGATTCCTGGGACCAAAGTGTGCAATTGCAGACGGCACAGGGTCTTTCGCTGCTTCTCTAAAATGCTTGAATCTACAGCTGAATGACTCCAGCACGGTGTACTATAACACGCTCGTTATGGGAGACAAGACGGTGGATCATGCAGCGGGGGAGTTGGTTTGCCCAGCCTCAGAGATGCTTCTCGGGGGCGAGGAGAGTATAGACAGTGAGAGACTGATGAGGCCCTATTCTGATGTTCTCTCAGATGGGTGGAGGCAACAGGCCCATGGACTTGAGTGCAAAATAGTCACATGTGACGCAGAGCGAGTTTCAAGAGATGAAGCAGATTGGTTCCTGGGGCTTTGCGATCTGTACAAAAGCTGTAGCATTGCCAGAGCAACAGACGGCATCATCATCGTCAAGAGCTATGTGCAGAGCAGGGGCGGATTCATCAGGCAACTAAACCACCTGAAAGCGAACAGCACTCATGTCTGGTGCATCAGGTCTTTATTCAGCGGGTATGGGAATGATGAGGTCTACTGGGTGGCATCCGATTCTACAGAGGACTTCGACGGGCTCATCGGTTCAGAGGCAACAGAGGAATCATACAACGACCTGACATTCCTGAAGTATGAGTTCCCATCAGAGGAGTTGATCGAGGGATTGAACGGCTTGATGGAGGTAAGAATTCAACGGAGCAGCAGAGACGTTGCCATAGGGCAGCTCATGTTGTTCACGGGATGTCACATTGACGATCTGAAGGAGCAGGGGTGGGCGGACTTTATTAGGGTGCTGAGCCGAGCCAGCAAAACTCAGGATGCTTCCAAATGGGGGATAACATCTCGAGGGAGGGACAAGGACATTATAGGGATTGGTTTCCTGAAGGAATGGGCAATATGGTACCTGGCTCTCAGTGCCATGAGAGACAGCAAGAGAGTCGCCGCTGCAGAGAGACTGTCTCGCCTGAAGGGGGGGGCTGAGGTCACAATGACGGTGATGAGCTCTCAGCTATCACGGGAGTCATGGATAATACCAGGGGAGAGTCACGAGAGGGACAGGGAAAGGGGAAAGCACAGTGTGAGAATAACAGGAGACTCTGGGCCAGAGGTCAAAAGAATATTTTCATCCGCGGGTGCCCTAGGGTGTCTGAGAGGGGAGGAATACCAGCCCGGTCGATACAGAGTCGGATGGAGGGAGCTGGGACCAAGAATGCAGCCTTCCTTTTCGGCTCTGTTGCCTGTGTCACGGACGATTATGGACCTCGGCTTCCAGATGACATACCACATCATCTGAATCTGCCCATGTGGCCCTCCACCCGGACAAGGGGTCATAGCATAGT